AGGGGTCGAACTTGGCGTTGATAGAACGGACATTCGTCGGGCTGAACGGAATGGCGACACGATGACCGTTGCCGCCCATCTTGCCGCCCGTGTCGAGGATACCGTCATATCCCATGCGCTTCAGAGCGTCAGTGACCTTGTCAGGAATAGACGTCCAAACAAAGCTGTTCTCACCCTTCGCAACATCTTCTGCCAGTTGCTCAACCCACTCGCGAGGCGTGTGGCGCGTTGACTTGTCCCACATATCAGCACCGTATGGCTTCTTCACCGAACGGTCGCGCGCGAAGTCTTGCCGAAGCTGCGTGATAACGTTTTGCAACTCGGCGGCATTGTCGGTTTGCAGCGGCTTGCTCATCCGCATGTAAACGGGCAGCACGCCTTCCGCTTTTGTCCACGGCGCATTTTTCGTGCTGACGGGATGCGGGTATCCCGCAAGCTTAAAGACCTCTTTGAGTTGGTCTTCCGCTCCATAGAGAATGCCGCCATCGTGCCACATCATGCGCAGCGCCGTAATCGGGTTGCCCCTCGCCTCCGTCTTCATCAGCCAATCAAAATGGCTAGAGGACGGCGATGCATCAACGCCTTCTGGATGCAGCTTAAGCGGCCCGGAGCTTGTATCAGGATCGGCCCACCCAACTCGCTTCGCGCGCTCAAGTATGGTACGCTTCTGCTCGGGCGCTAGGAAATTCCACGACTGCTCGACTGAGTACGGTGTACGGCTTCGCGTGTGTCCGAGATGCTTTGGCTCAACGGTGAACGATTGCGTGACGTCATAGTCGGGCATTGACGTGTCGCCCTTCTTGCCCATCGCATATGAGCTAGCCATCGCAGGGTCGTCAGTGAAGAACGGCATCGGACCAGACGTCGCGCGCTTCGGGTCGATGCCCGGCTTTTCGAGAAGTCGGTCAAGGCGAGCGGTGCCATGATACCAGCGTGTACCAGTATCAAACCCCTGCTCTCTCGCTCTCTGCATTCGAGAGGGCTCATCCATAGGAAGGGACTTGCCTCCGACGCCGTTCTGCGCGGGACGTGGCGGACGGATCATCGTCTCGCGGACGGTAAAGTCTTTGTTGCGGCCAGCGTTCGGCTTAAACCCACGCCGCTTGTAGAAATCCTCAAGCTGCTTCTTTGAAAGGCCCGTTGATCCTGCCAACGGATCAGGCGTCAAAACTACGGTAAGCCCTTCGCTATCTGCGCGGTTGAGTATATCATCGACCGCACGAGATGCCTTGCCCTGCCCGCGATTTCCTTCGAGGACTTTGACGAGGTTGATCGACACAGTATCGCCCGAGCGCGTGACGTTCACAGTTGCGCCGTCCAGTTCGACTTGCTGATATCCTTCGTTGATGGCCCGCGTCGGCTTGCGTGGAGCCCCGCCTCCGAAGCCCATCCTCACTGGCGGTGGCTTGGAAGACGCGCCAGGCTTAGGCGCCAGCGCGTTCATCCCGCCACGCACGCCACGGCCTGCAATGCCGCCAGTAAGCGCACCGCCTGCCCCGCCAAGCATCCGCTCTTGAGCATCGACAACGCCGTCCCCGTTCTGGTCGGGAGCGGTTGCCATGCCGATTGCAGCGCCGCCTGCGGCTCCTAGGGCTTCGGGCGAGCCACCACGAAGGCCAAAGCGGTCTGTTGGGTCGGAAAGATCCCCGCGCCGCGCTGCCAGATATTCCTGATAGATGTCCCATTCCTCACGGGCGCCGATGCGGTAGCTTGGATTGCCCGCAATTTCTTCTTCGATCAGGCGCATGAGGCTGTTTGCGTCGTTCGGATCGACGTCAAAGCCTTGCTCGTAAGCAGCCGCAACGATGTCATCGAGGCCTTTGCCCGATTGATTGTTGAGAAGGCCCGGCATGGCGTTGGCGCGGCCCATAAGAGCTTTCAGATCGCCGCTCATGTAGTTCCGGTCTTTGATGCCGCCTTGGCCCCTGACCCACGCCAGAAGCGATTGCGGCTTCTGCGGCACTGGCCCTTCCCAGCGGCCAATCTGTTGCGCCTCTGGCATGACCAGCGGGGGCGGTTCGATGCGTGCCGGCGCGGGCGCAAGCGCATTCATGGGCGGCCCTGATGGCGCGGGGGGCGGGGTCACGTTCAGCGGGTTCTGCGGCGCCGCGTTATCAGCTCGAGACGCAAGCACACGCTCGCCGGGCTTCGGACGCGACATGAGCACGCGCGTCATGTCCTCTCGCGTTGCCGTGCGAGGCTGCATGATGCCACGATAGAGCTTCGGCCCCTGCCGCATGGCCGTCATGATCGGCGCAGCGGCAAGCCCGCTTCCCATCAGGGCAGCGTCTGCGAGCGCGTTGACGGGGAGCGACGAAGCGCCAGGCCGAGAATAGACGTCTGCGCCTTGCGCCAGCGCGACAGCGTTGGAAGCTGTGGCGGACTCGGCTTTGGGATAAAACGCCCCAAGGTCAAATTCTTCATCACGGATAGCGCGGATGTCGTCAGCAAGCGCCTTGCCCTGCGCGCCAAGTTTGTCAAGCGTATCAAGCACGCCAGCGCTTTGCAGCTCTGCCATGCGCACATTGGCTTCCTCGCCGCCGCCGCGAATTTTCGACAGCACCCAATCGCCAATTGATGAAAGCTGCGCCTGTTGCTGTGCGGGCGTTGCGGCTTCGAATTTTTCAATAAAGGTTGTCGCCTTCTCCGGGTTCTTTACCAGCGCGCCGAACTGATCTCCCGCCTTCAGCGCTTTGCCAATCTGCGCCGTCTCGGCGTAGTCGGTTCGCAATTCCTTGTAGGTCTTGCCGTCTGGCGTCTTAAGGTCGTCAATCGTCGCAAGGATGCGGTTGCGCATATTGTTATATGCGGTGCCCAGCGTCGTGCCGTCGTTTTCCTCGGCCAACAGCCGCGCCTTGTGCTGCATCCAGTGCGCAGCTTCGACCGGACGCTGTGCAATCATCACGTCGATATCGACACCTTGACCCGCCGCAATCTGGCGCAACGGCCGGCCCAGCTCGCTCATGCCGGGGCCTTTCAGGATGTCCTGAATTTTCCTTGCGCGCTGCGGTTCGGCCCGCTGACTGACAATCGGCTGATAGCCTTCCTCTCCGAACTCAGTAAGCGCGGCTTCCATATCCTTGCGCGTGGCGTTTCGGGTCGTGGCGCCCACATTGCGCGTGGCGCTTTCGGTCAGGAAAGACGCTTGCGTCCCGCGCACGTCTTTGACGGCTTCGCGAATAATGGTAGGGCTGGCGTCCCCGCTTTTCCGGCTTAGACGCCGCTCTAGCCGCACGAGGTCAAGATTAGTAGCTACCTCTGGAAACTCATCGCGAAACTCACGTTTAAGAAGCATCGAGATGCTAGGCGGGCGTCCCGACTTGCCATCCGCAGGGCTTTTCAGACCCTCTACGATGCGAGCCAGCCCACTAGCTACACGGTCACGGGGTACGTTGCTGGCGACGAGAATGCGCTCAATGGCGTTGAGAGCTTGCGGCCTGATCTTCCGGCCCGGAACAGCGACAGCAGCCAAAGTCTTCCCCGCCTCACGGACGGTGGGTTCGGGAGCAAGCGCATTTCTCGGGACTGAGGATTGCGCCGCTTCGCGCTTGGCTTCTGCAAGCGTGGTTGAACGCAAAGGCGCGCCGCCAGGTTTGCCCTTGAATGGCGTAAGCCCCAGCACTCCCGCTGCCAGCTCATTGACGCCTTGAAGCGCCTTCTGGCCTGCCGTGTCGAAATTGCCCTCTATGACGTCCCCGCCAGCGTCCTCAAGGCTTTTGTAGCCCATGCCAGCTTGGTAAATCGGGTTGTAGTCATACGCGATGGCCTTGGCGGGATCGCGAACCAGCGCGGCAGGCAGGTTGGCCGTGCCGCTGGCAAAACTCTTTGCCAATTCGCCTGGAGCATCGTTTCCCGGCGCCATGTCTAGGCCCCGGTTACGGGACATGAGCGGCTCAAGCAGGAAATCCGCGCCTTGCTGAAGAATATCCGCAACGCCTTCGTTCCACGGCTGCGGCTTCTGTACCGTGTCTAGCGTGGCCTTCAGCCCGCCGGTCCATTGCGAGCGTGGCGCGATAGGATCTTGCTGCGGCTTGGGAGCAGGTACGAAGCCGCTGGTTCCAGCAGGCGCCAGAGGATCGAAGATCATGCCCGAAGGCGGCTTGCCTGGCTGCGCCGGCTGCGCGCCTACAGGCGGCGCCTGCATCCACTTCGGCTGCGCGTCCTGTTGCGGCGCCGGGGGCGCCTGCATCCAGCGGGGTTGAGGAGCTGGCATTAGGGCTTCACTCGCTTGATGCCGTCAGGACCAATAAACTCAGCGCCAGAAGGCAGCGCGTCGAAATCGTCATCGCCTTGGATGCGTTTGACTTCCGCCGCCGTGCGTTTCGCAAAGCCTGCGAACTGCGCCAGCTCGGGGTAATCCTGCGCGAACGCTTCCTTACGATTGGCTTCCCGTTGTTTGACGAAGTCTTCCACCTGATCGAGAACAACCAGCAGGTCGGACGGCTTCTGCGCTTGCTCCATCGAGCCGCGCACAGCTTGAAGGAACGCCAATTCTTTTTCCGTGACGTTGCCAAGCGCCGCGCCTGTCGGGCTGTTCGCCCGCATCTCGTCCAGCTTGTCAAAGCCCAGATTTGTCTTGATCGTCTTCAGAAGGTTGTCGAGGCTCCCGGCATCCGTTGACTGCCCGAACACAGGAAAATCCTTTAGAGCCGCGCCCGGTCCCGTTGTCCACGGACCGACCAACTGCTTTGCCCTGCCGATGCTGCTCAGGACAATGCTGGATTGCCCCTCGCCGGACTTGATGCGCTGCCAATCCTTGTTGGCACGCAATTGCTGCTCGCCCGGAGTGACAACCGGCCCGCCATCTTGCGGACTGCGCACAACAGCAGGCTCGTTGCCCTTCGTGCCAGTGCCGCCGAGGCCCATGCTAGGCCCGCCGATGGACAAGCCAGACACCGCGCCGCCCTCACCGAAAGTCAGGTTAATGCCGTTCTCAGGAGGCTTGCTAAGGCCGCGCGCGATTTGCTGGCCGCCCTGCATACGGACCTGATCAGGGCTTAGGGTGTAAGCAGCTTCCGGCCCCGTGATAACCGGCTGGTATGTCTCGGGGTCATAGGCAACGTTCCCAATGATGATGGGAGCGCGCGTCTTCTCAATGCCAGGATTGCTTGCGACAACTCTACCATCTGCGCCGTAGCGTTGAGCGCCCGGAGCCAGCGTGTAGGGTTCAGGCACCACAGGCCCGATCCCCGCCTGCGCCGACAGCGCCGCGATCTGCCCGTCTAGCGCCTGGTCCGTGAACTTCGTGACGTCCAGCGGCATCTGCGAGACGTCCTGCCCGATGATCTGGGAGATGACCGGCGCGTTCTGCTGCCACCACTGGCCGCGCTGCGCTTCGGGAAGCGCGCGTTGCTGCTGCATGAGCGCGAGCGTCTGTTTCAGTTTGTCGCCCTCTGCGGCCTTGTTTGCCGTCTCGCGCTTCTCAAAGCCTGCGGGGTCCAAGCCGCGTTGGAAGCTGTCAAGCGCAGACGCCAGAAGCGCATTGCGTGGCGGTCCTTGCGGCGGCGAGAACGGACTGCCTGCGGACGGCGTCATGGGCGATGCGGTCATAGGCGCTGCCGACATCGCGCCGGGCTGATAGGCATCCGCCGAGACGTCATAAGCGGGCGCAGGAGCGGGCGCACCCGTCGGCATCGCCAGCGGGTTCTTCCTTGCGGTGTAAGCAACCATAATCAGCCCCAACCCTGTCCGGGATAAGCAGCGCGCGACGGATCGACATAGCCGGGCTGGCCGTAGGTCGGCTTTCCCGGTTTCCTGAAGTAGTCAGCAGCCGCGCCAGCCACGCCCGAGGCCGCTTGGCTGTAGCCTTGATATGCGGAGCTCAGCGCATTGGCTCGAGCATCACCGGCTTTCATCATCGCATTACCCGCGTTGACGCCGTAGTTGCCCGCTGCGTTAGAGGCTAACTGCGAACTGGTCTGGTTCATGCCTGCGAGGTTGGCGAGCTGGTTCGTGTAGTCCCCGAACGCGCCGTAAGTGTTGCCCGCCAGCGTCTTCGCGTAACGGCCTTCCGCAGCCCCGCTGATGCTCTTGCCGGCCGCGCCGAGGTTGCCCTTGATCTGGTCAAACTGCTGGTCGTTGATCGTCGTCGCCAATTTGGCATAGGGCGAGGCGTAGAACTCCGCGAGCGGGTTGGACGCGCCGCCCTGCATTTGCTGCGCGCCGCCTGTTGGCATCGTGCCTTTCGTGTCAGCCATCGGCGCGAGCGTGCGGCCTTCGTTCTTGCCGAACTGGTTATAATGCCAGTTTGCGTATGCGTCCTGGTTGCCGCCAAACAGCGCCTTGATGTCCGGCTTGGCCCACTCGGCCTGAAGGTCAGGCTGCTGCATGTATGCGGCGTAGTCGAACCCGCCCGGAGCCTGCGTTGCGACCGTCTTCCAGTTGTCGCCGCCGTCGCGGATCATGCCGCCCAGCGCGCCACCGACAGCGCCGCCGATGGGGCCGCCAAAGAATGTTCCGGCGATGCTTCCTATAGCGCCCGCAGCCGCGTTAGGCCCGCCGCCGCCCGAACGCCCCTGCACCGGCTGTCCCGCGCCGAGGTTGGGCAGCATCTGAGAACCGCCGCTCATGCCACCGCCAGAGAAGCCGCCACCATAGGCCGCCTGATAGTTTTGCGGTGCGATGCCGAACAACGCCGCGAGCTTGTTCGATGCAGCACCGCCCGTCATGTAGCCAGGAGCTGCAAGCCCGCGCTGGTCCATGTAAATCTGGCGCTGCAATGCGCTCGTCTGGTTGGCTGCGTCCTGTTGCGCTTTGGCTGACGCCTGCCCGCCTTGGCCCGACATATAGCCGCCGGCCAGTGACGCGCCCGCATTGATCAACGCAGGCGCGTTATCAAGGGCAAACTTGGCGATCTGATCCCACATTCTATGCCGTCCTGATTTCAAAAAGTTACGGCGCGACGCCTTCAGCGTAGATCGCAACGCCGATTGATATGCTTGCCGTCGCCGCGAGGCTGTCGGTAACCGTACAGGTTGCGATGTCCTCCGTGGTCGTGCCGATGGACACGAACCCGGTGAAGCTGGTCGTTGCAGATGTTGACGCGCCGATTGTGAAGTTCGCCAAGTCCAGAACCCACGCATAGGTGTAAGGCCCCGTCCCACCCGTTGGCGTCACCGTCACCGCGTTAGTCGTCGCGGTTCCCGAACCAACACGATCACCGAACGCGCTGGAAGGCGTTGCAGAGGCATAGAAGCCTCCCGGCGCTGTCTGGCTCGCCAGTGTGGCAATGCCCGCAACCGCTCCCGTTGCCGTCGCTTGCGCCTGCGCTGCCGCAGCCTGGGCCTGTGTCACCCCACTGTTGACGTTGTCCGTGAACGTCACGCCGCCCGTGAGATACTTGTACCACTCAGGCGTTAATCGCCCGTCCTTGTCCACAAGCGGCACGGCCAGCGATGGCGGTTTAGGAGCCCGCGCCATCACAGATCCTCATTGACCAGAACGCCCAGATAGGCAGCCGGCGCGGGGTCGGACTTGCTGAACTGGAACACCATGCCCGCGAGCTTCGTGCGCCCGCAGCGATGCCAGACTGTACGCTGGTCGTAGACACCCTGCGCGCCGAGCTTGCGGTCACGCCAGTTTGTCCACGTATTGCCGCCATCCACTGACGCACGCATCCGCACGATGGGATTGACGCCCTGACCCGTCGCCACGCCTACGCCCTTGGCGCTCTCGAGCCGCAGCGTTGTGATCGGAAGGCTATCGGGAACTCCGCTCATGTGCGCTGTGAACTCGCGCACGATCTCCGTACCCATCGTGGAAGCGCTCGCCATGCTCTCGGACGTGTAGTCCCGGCTCAGCTCGTCAAACTGCCCCGTGCCATCGCAGACAAACACCCGGCCCGCAGCCGTGATGATGTCCGTGTATCGCCACGAGTTTTGCAGGTTGGTCCCGCGCGTGTGCCATTCCTGCGTCAGCACGTCGAACACCATGCAGGCGGTCGGCGTCCGGTAGCTGATGAAGATGTGGCCACGGTCCTGGTAGGTCTTGCCAATGATGTTGGCCGCGCCTGCCGTGCGCAGCGCCGCAGATACCCACGGTTCCGAGACGATGGGCGAGCCGCCCTGTCCCAGCCGGCGGACGTTGAACGCCTCGTCCACGAAAAACAGCGAGTTGTCAGCCTTGACGATGCCATCCCGGCACGCGCAGCCGACTTGCTGCGTCATGCCCGCCTGCGCCGCGAAGGGGTCCGTGCTGTCTCCTGTCTGCGACCAAACCTCAATCGTCTGCGAGCCCAGCAGGTAGTAGAACTCGCCCAGCACGCGGCCGGCGATGATGTCGTCAGGCGAACTCTCAGCCGTGTAGTAGTTCAGCGCCGTCACGTCATCGAGGTCGAGAACAGCCGTAAAGCCAAAGCGGTTCTTATAGGTGAACAGCCCGCGCTGCCCGAGCGTGTCCACGGACGTGAACGCCGAGGCGCTTGCGTCAGACAGAAGCGTTGCAAACTGCGGATCGGCAACAGCCGCGATGGCCGTGCCCGTCGAGACGTACAGCCCGCCATTGAACAGGCCAAAGCCCTCGGTTTCCGTAAATGCGAAGTCGCCACGATCCGTCCCGGCAATGGTGCCTGTGAGGCTTCCCGTGGCGTTGGATCCCGGCGCGAAGGTGGACAGGGTCGTCCCCTGCGCGATCAGCACTTTGCCCGAGGCGTGACCGTCTGCCTGCCACATCCCTCGGCACGCGCCAGCGAAGTCGGCACGCTGGAGACTGCCAGGCGCTTCAATGAGAACGTTCTCGCGCTGCGGATCGTTCGGATGCGGTTCCCGGTAGACGTTGTGGCACTTCTTCTCAGCCAGCCCCGTAACAACGGCAGAGGCTGCGGAAGTCGCCATAGGCACGCGCATCAGAAGTATTCCGCCCGCGTCGGCTTGTTGAACCGCTCGCCGCTGGACACCAGCCGCCGCAGGTTGCGCTCCGCTGTCGGCTCATAGGTCTGACGGAACGATGCAGCCTGTCCGCCGTCCATGTAGTCGTCAGCCGCATGACAGGCGACATACATAGCCAGATCCTCGAGCATCGACTGCGGGCAAGCACTGTCGGACCAGTAGGCGATGCCGAGGTCACGCAGCTTCTCGTTGACGCTGGCAATCAGCCCCTCGATCAGCGCGGTGTCCTCGGCTTCAGCCGTCTCGCCTGCTTGCAGCACCTTGAGCTTTTGCAGCACGCGGTTGCGCAGCTCGGCAAGGGTCGCGTCAGCCATTGACCACCTCGCCCTCGATCACTTCCAGCGGTTCGCGTGTCGCGCCTTCCAGCGCCGCGCGCAGCCGTTCGATGCCCCAGCGCTTGTCGTAGTTTGCGCCGAGGTCGTCCAGTTGCTGCTTGATGATGGCGCGTTCGTCCTGTTCCCGTGAGCCTTTCGGCTCTGGCGCATCCTGCGGAACTTCCGTGAAATACGGATGGTTCCGCAGTTTGTTGACCTGCCAGGGCAACAGGTGCCCGACATCAACAGGAGCGCCAGCCGAAAACGTGACGCCGTAGAGGGAGGCGAACTCGTCGCCCCCCTCATCGTCACCTTTCCAGATGAACACCGACATTAAACGGCCAGCGTCGGATCGACCACGTAGTACACGACGAGCGAGATGGTGCCCGTGTGGCCTGCGTTGCCGGCTACGTTGGCTTCGACTTGCAGCTTTGTCTTCTTCGTGAAGAACGGCAGCACGCCAGTGGCGAGAATGCCGCTCAGCGGGTACATGAGGCCCGCAACCGGCGACACGTTGCCAAGGGCAAACGCGTCACCCGTCAGCACGCCGAGATTGCCAAGCCCGTCAGGGTCGGCAGCGTCATATGTTCCCGACCCGCCGTTAGCGGCCCAGCCGAGGTCCATGTCCAGCGTCTCCGTGCCGGTATCAAGGTCGGCGCCGTAGAACATGCCTCCGACGACAACCGCCCCGGCCGGAACCCAGCACATTTCGAAGATGTCGCCATCTTCGACCGCAGCCCCGATTGTGTAGGAGCCGTAAGCGCACTGGAGAACGCCAGCCAGGGAAGGACCCGCAATCGGGAAGCCCGTTGCACCGCGCGTAGCGGTGAGTGTTTCAGCAACCATTGTTCAGTGCTCCTTACGAGTCGGCGGCGGCTGCGAAGAAGCACGACACCATGCCGTGTTGCTTGCCGTTGTATGCGAGTTTCTTGACGCCAAGCAGTTCCTCGATGGCAACGCCAGGGCGGAACTTGTAGTCCTTGTCCATGTCGCTGCGCGGGGTCGGCTCTTGACCCCATGCGATGCCAACCGCCTGCGCGCCGCACAGGAACACCGGACGGACGTCCGTTGTTCCAGAAGCGCCGGCGTTGGTCAGGTTGTAGGTGCCGGTCGATGACACGTCATCGATTTCAGGCACTTCGCGATGGATGATCCCGTCATACAGGAGGTCGCCGTCCTGGAAGATCGGGTTGTCGTCCATGCCAGAGCCTTCACGCGAGCGAGCCTCACGGTTCGCCTGCGTCATCGTGGTGTCGGCCTTCAGGTCGCGGAATGTCCGCGCACCGTGGAACGCCACGTAGTATTCCCGGCCGTCCGCTGTCTTGTACGGGCGGATATGGGGGTCAGCCGACTTGGCGATGCGCTTCGCCAGCGACATCGACGCAACCGTGCATTTGTCGTCGGTCGTGTCGAGCGTCGCCGTGGCGGTTGCCCAAGTCGCGGAGTAGTTCGACTTGAGCTTGCCGAAAAGCAGGCGGTCAGCGTTCGCAGCCGCGTAAGCGTTGCGGTTCGCAGCCGACGAGCTTGCAAGCGTGACAGTCGTGTCGCCAGTCGTGACAGCCGACAGCATAGCCGTGATGACGTCATCGCGCAGCTTCTCCGCTTCCCACTGGCGCAGCATGTCTTTCGCGGCGCCGTACAGGTCAATCTCGGTCTTGTAGCTGGTCGATTTCGGCACGCGCACGCCGTTCCTGCGCCAATCGACGGAGATTGCGCAGTTGTAGTTGCCGAGTTCTTCCTCGGCGCCGTCGAGCATGGTTGCCCCGCTCACGCCCTGGCCGACCAGTTTCGTGATCAGCGGGATGTTGATGGTCTTTCCCGCTTCTTCCTGCAGCTCATACTTGGCGATGATGATGGATGACGACGAGCGGCCCATGTACGGCTTGAAGCCGGATGCGCGGACATACTCAGCGTAGTATTGGCTGATCCACTTCTGTTTTTCAGAAGCAGAAGCCAGCATGACTTCTGACATTGGTTATCCTCTGAATAGGTTGTCAAAGGCATTGCCCGGCCCAACGGGGACGGAGCCTGCCCTTGCTGCCGCTGGTCTTCCGACCACACTCGGCGGGGGTTGCTGTGACGATGGGGCCGGCGAGACGCCTTGGCCCTGAAGTTCAGCCAATACCTGCGCGCGGATCTTCTCGGCTTCGCTCTTGCGCCAGGCTTCCGGGTCTTGCCCGATCTCTGACATCAGCTTGTGCTGCTTGTGCCATTTCACCACGAAATCATATGGGTGGATCTGGCCTTGCAGTTGCTGTTGCAGCATCGGGTTCTGACCGACAGCGGCAAGAAACGCCTGTTGCGCCTCGCTCACGATGTCCTCGCCGTGGGCCTGTCGGGCCATCAGCTCGGACGTGTTGAGGCGTTCATTGAAGGCGATGCGCTGCTGTTCAGCGAGCGCATACTGGATGATCCCCGAAGGGTCAGTCGGTATCTGCTCAGGCTGTTGCGGTTGCTGGTAGCGTTGGAGTTGGGCTTCGAGGTCTATCCGCTTGGCAGTCTCGGCTTGTCGTTTGTCGCGCTCGTCTAGAAGCGCGGAGATGGGGACGAAACGCCCTGTTTCCGGATCACGCGCCCTGCCATCGCCTTGCGGCTCGGGCTCGGGTGCGGCTGGCTTCTCGGCTTCGATCACCGGAGCGGATGGCTCAGGCGCAGCGGCGGCCGGTTCGTCAGCTTCGTCCAGAAAGTTAAGTTTCTCATCGCTCATCGTTCGACCTTCCCGTAGTCGTCACGCAATCGCCCGAAACAGCGGCGTCCTGTTTGACGCCCGATTGACCCCGGCGGCGGGTACGAAAAAACCCGCCTGATCAGGGCGGGCCTTGCATCTCGAATTGTTGCGAAGCGTTACGCTGCCATCAGCAGCATGATCGCCTCGTCCTCGTCTTCCTGTTCCTGCGCAGCGCGGGCCAGTGCCTCGGCGCGTTGCCGGTCGTATTGCTCGAGCGCCGCGACAATCGCGGCCTGCGTCCTGGCAAAGGCTGCATCCTGGCGCGCGATGATGTCTTGCGCTGCCAGCGGCGGGATTGCCGGCCGCACCATCGGCGGTTGCCAATCGTCCCCGAAGTCCTTGGAGACGGGCTCAGGCTTCTTCTTCTTGCGCTTCTTGTAATAGTAGGGGTCTTCAAAGCCGCCTTGCGAGCGCGACTGAACTTCTTCAGTACCCTGACCTGACAGCGTTGCGGTGAACTCGGACGAGCCCGCAAAACTGCCAGACATCGCGTTAGGATCGGTTGCAGTTTCCTGCCCGCCCGCCGCCTTGAAGTAGAGCGCTTTCCAGTAGTCGGCTGAGAAGAAATTGGCCATCAGTCGAGGTCGTAGGTTATGGCGGTTCGATTGCCGTCCGTGTCCACGCTTGCCACGATGCGGTTTGCGCCGTCAGCCACCGCATTGCGGATCGTGATGGTAGCCGTCCCGCCGCCGCTGATCTTGCCCGCCGTTGCCGCCGTCACCAGACGCAG